CCAAATCCCCATTATCTTTCATAGTTTTATCAAAAATAATATTAGGAAGAAGGTCTTTGCTTCTTGCAATAGAAAGGAATCCTTTGATTCCTGCCATATCAAAACCTTTGTCTTGTATCCATTTGTGAAGAAAAGAAACATCTCTTGGGTTCTTCAGATTAATATTGTTTAGTTCAGGATACACGCCAGTCAGACGGTTATACTTTAAATAAGAATCCTTGACGGCATCAGGATCAAATATCTTGTAATCCGAAGAGGATATTAGTTTGTCTATAGCAAAACCTTTGCCGCTTCCTGCACCACCTGCTAGAAAAATAACTTGACCAAACCGCTTTCCGCCACCAACGATAACGAGTTTTTCTTCTAGTTGTTGTATTAGTTCGGATAAGGGTTTCATTTGAAGATATTTATATCGTCAAAACTCTCCAATATTAGGTGATTAGTTTCAAGGATGGTGTGGAGATGCTTTTGCTAGGAACTACCAATTTAGAAACAAACCCTGATACATACTCGTCAACTAGGCCAGGCAGTGGTTTAACCACAAAAAAGGTTGCTTCGATTGGAATATTTACTCCGTTTTCGGTTTCTGCGTACATGAGCCAAGGCATCATTCCCAACTGACCTTTGCCAGCAGGAACTAGCATGGCAGGATTCTTCAAGAAAAATCCTCCCTCTACTTTGGTTGTTTGTGCCACAACATCTTCACCACTACGCATTCTAACAATCAAAATTTCATTATCTTTTTCAAACATTGTTTTGCTCCTATGCAAAAAGGGATTCCATATACAGTTCTCTAACAATCGTTTTTAGTTTGGTTGGATTTACTATATCCAACTGATCTATTTCTTGATTTATAATTTCTAGTGTATCTTTACTTATATCAATATCTTGGGTTAGTTCTATTCCGCAATTTTTATCTTCAATCACCGTGACTGCGTGTGCGCCGGAAGCATTGACATTATCCATATAATCATCAAACATTAGTGGATCGTTTTTCTTCAACACCTTGACTCGAACAAAAGTGTTCTTGATGTCGGTCATGGGTTTTGGTTGCGAGTAATCGTTTACAGAATCGTCGTACACAAGTTCAACAAACATACGCAAAGGATTAGGAACAAACTTTACAGAATGATCCACGGTATCAAATATATGAAACCCCTTTGGTTCATCCAAATCGTTAAAAGTTATCTGATATGGCGTTCCTAAAAAATGTATATTACTTCTGTTGTGCTTGCAATGAAAATGCCCACTATAAACCGCCTCAAAACGAGAGAACGATTCTGCTTCCATTTCTCCACCTTCAAACCTAGTTCCTCGTTGAACCTCATATCCATTGATTTCAAGATGACCCAATACAATCGGTGCATCAGATTCTTTGATAAGTTTTCTGCTTGCTTCTTCGTTTGCTTTATTGATCCACGGCAACAACAAGAATTTAGTTCCACCTATGTCTACTTGACACGGATCTTTAATCAGAGTTAAATTGTCCTCTTTTAAAAACAATTCTTCTACCGAATTTATTTCACTCGTGTTGCGAAAAAAAGTATCGTGGTTGCCTAGTAATACTGTTGTCTTTATTCCTCTTTCGTTTAGAGGATCTACAAATCGTTTTCGTGTTTCTCTTAGTGTGGCAAAATTTACAAACTTTCTACGATCCAATATGTCCCCTAAATGGATAACCTGTGTTATGTTATTTTCTGCCAGATAAGGTAAAAACACCTCGTCAACAAAACGAAAGAAGTGGTGCAAAAATATTGGACTGTCGTTGCGCGCGCCGAAATGGGTGTCGCAAAGTAATGCAATTTTCATATACTAATTATACACTATTTAATGTAGTTGTCAAGTCTTTCTTTTTTAATTTTTAAAATTGGTTCTATTTTTAAAATCTTCTTTTTCTTCTTTTTAGCAACAGGCTTCACAATTACTGCCTTCTTTTTTGGATTCAGTTTTTCATCAAAGTTCTTCTTTTCTTCTTCAGTTATATCTAACATATCATTAAATGGGTTTTGGGTTGGTTCAAACTTATCCTTTAACCAATTTTTAAATCTGCCTGTTGGATCTTCTTGCTCAAACTTTTTTAATTTAATATACAGTTGCTTCTTCTCTTTTTGAATTCTGCGAAGAAATGCATAGAAAATAATCTGAGTAAAAAACGAAAAAGGATTTTTAGATTTGCTTGGATTGAAATTTGTGGTGTACATAATACAATTTTCTATTCCGTCTCCCATCATATCCTCTTTGAATGGGTAATTTGTAAAATTGGGTTTCTTTGCCAAGTTCTCTGCAATGTCTAAAAAACACTGTCCGATATATTGGGAAACTCCAGGCTTAGGCAATCCTTGCTTCTCCGCAGCCTTTACCAATTTTTTATAGAGAATGATTTCTTTTAAAAATAATTTGTTGTCGATGTAGTGGGTTTTTTCTCGTGCCATAATAATTTGTGTAAATCCTTTTTAATTTTTGTAGAAGGGTTTGAAAAGTGGTCTAAATATCGGTGCCTGGTTTGATACAATAGTGAATTATCTAATACCATAGTAGCCAGTAATTTTTTTGTATTCATTTGAAGTGAGTGTTATCGTCTTCATCTTCGTCATCATCTTCATCATCAGTATCTTCTTCATTGTATAAATCTTTCTGTGGGGGTTTATTGTTGTTGTAGAAATCATCCGAGGTGTTAGTATTATACTCTATTGTTGATGGTTTGTCATCATCTTCATCATCTTTTTCTCCAATATAATTCTTTGCCACATTTTCAAATTCCTGCTGTATTTTATACAAATCATTCTGCTCTATAGCATCGTGATAATCCATAACTATTTCACTATCAGGATCTGCTATAAGCATAACAGTATCTGTAGGTAATTCAAACAAGGAGTCTTTGCTGTACTCCATCCAATCACGAAGATACAGATTAACTCCTTTTACTCCACCTTTTTTACCCATAACCTCACTAGAACTGATTTGCATTGGCCGTTCTATTCTTATTTTATTTTCTTCTGGCAAAGAAGTATAGCCGCAAATAAGGGTTTCCCCACTTTTCAATCTAACAAGCTTGATGGTATTTCTGTTCATGTGTTTACTCCTTTACAGGCAATTTTATCATTCGGTAAGGAAATCCTTCTTCAGAATATAATTTAACTCTTTCAACAAAATGTTTCAATGTATGGTTCTTGTGATTTTTCCACCTAAGATCGTCTGTGATATCGTACAGTTTAGCAGTATCTTTTTTGTCACTCTTTCTAAGTTGTCTACCAATAGATTGTAGCACACGGATTCTACTTTTGGATGGAGACGCAAACACAATATTTCTTAGTGACTTTATATTTATTCCAGTTGAGAATGTTCCGTAACTTGCAACTATGATTGCGTTATCTTCTGTTTCTGTAAGCTGTCGCACATCTTCTCGATACTCCGCTTCTGTTTCTCCATGCACAAAAAATACTTTACGAGTATCTCCAGCTGCAGCGGCGATAAGATCGTGCAAAGGTTTACCGTGTTTTTCCACATACTGAAACAACACAAGAGTGTTTCCTTTGGTGGAAAGAGCAAGTTTAGTTATAAACTCATTCCTCGCAAGATTACCAACGATAAAATCCATTTCTTCAGGATAGGTGGATTCTTTTAAAGTTTTGCATACCTCAGGCGGATAGTTTAATACAATACAGTCAATACTAAGGGTAGACAAAAGATTTTTATCTATCAAGTCTTTGGTGCTAGTTACTTTTATCATGCTACCAAACAGGCCTTCAATAGACAGTTGATTGGTTTTAGTGCCGTCAAGAGTTCCTGTAAGTGCGATTCGGTACGGACACTTTGTTAGTTTAGTCATAATAGAGTTCAAGGATTGAGCCTTGAACAAGTGCGCCTCATCACCAAACACCACTTCAAACTGATCAAAGTAAGATTTAGGAAGTTCGTATATGGATTGCCAAGTGGAAATAACTACCTGACGAGTATCCATCTTTTGTTGACCACCAAAAATGGTGTGACAGTTTTCGTCTGCGTTCCAATCGGTTGCAGCGGCATAATCCTCAAAATCAGATTTCATTTGTGTTACAAGAGAAATGGTAGGAACTACTATAAGTATTTTTCTGTCTGGTGGAATGATATTTTGATACCATCGTAGCAGAGTGTAGATAACCAAAGACTTTCCACTTGCGGTAGGAGAAACAAGCAGCGCACGATCTCTATTAATAGAATCTCGTATCGCCTGAATTTGATGCTCATGCGGAATTATTTTTTTATCCCCTGATCTTAAATCCAAAGAATCCAAGAATTTCATAATATGTTCCACAGTAACCTCTGGTGGTTTTTCTGTGAACTCACTATCCAAAATCAGGTTGTAGTTTTTTTCTCGAGCCCATTCAGAAAGATGATCCAACAAACCAATATACAGCAGACTATTAAAAGGAGAGAATAGTCTAATCTTTCCATCCCAATGTTTGTTTTTGTACGCAGGAGTAAATTTTGCGTTGGGTACATCAAAGGTGAAGTACTCTTGTATTTCCTTGGCAACACCAGGCTCAGTTTGTAAATGAGCATAAACAGTATTGTGCCATGTTATAGAAATCGCAACCATCACCTGTATTTAGGGTGGCCAGAAAGTAGTTTAAACGATGCCTTGAGTGAACTTTCGCCATTCAATTGCGTTACGAATCATCCAATGTCTTTGAACGATTATCTTTAAAGTAGATTCCAAGTAGTTCACTTTTTCTTTTTGCATCTCCACTTTCGCTTCCATCTCAATTAAATCGGGATCGGCATCCACATATAATCCTAAATCTTGACGCATAATTCTAAGTTGAAATGGTTCCCACCCATGCTCCTGTAGTTCTTCTGCACTCATTTTTCCTGTGAACCATTCCCATTTTGTTTTCTTGAGTACTTTCATGTCAGCGAATAATTTGTGCAGAATAAGTTTTTCATCACGAAAGAAAATTAAATATTTGTTGTGAAGTTGAGGAATGCGAGTAGACTCATCCCCTAATTCTGTGTTGTCTATTGCAATATCTTTTTCAACCAATTCTTTTAACTTTTCCATATTCATACTACCATCATACCACGGATAACCCAAAAGTCAAATTAAACGCCAGGTTTACCAGGTGGATCTAATTCTTCTCCACTATTTACCACACCAGTTTCTGTATAATTGCTAGTATTTTCTGCCGTGTATTTGTTATAAAACACCTGTAATCTATACTTACTGTCTGTATTTCCCCATGCAATTATTTGATTTTGAATTTTTGATAAATTTACTCCAAAGGCCGGCCCAAAATC